TGAGGAAGCGATATTCACTTGCGAGTGTGCTGCTCTTTGCGACAAAGCAGACGCCGATGATGAAAGGCGCGAGGCGAATGTCGTGTCCACGCTGCGGGCGTTGATTGAACGGACGAAGTGAGAGAACGCCAGCGATCAGCGGCCCCGTCCGCTGCATCGCGTGGTTCTGTGAGCGTAGGGGAGAAGTAAGATGTATTGCCCGATCTGCGACCAGAAGCCCATGAACTGCGACTGCACGCCAGAGGAGCGGAGGATGCACGCCGAGATCGAAGACTTGGAGGAGCGGATGCCGCGATGGATTTCGGTGAAGGAGCGGTTGCCGGAACTAATGACTGAGGTTCTCGGATGGCACAAAGCCGACCGGGTTCGGGCGTGGTTTCGGCACAGCGGCACCGTGCAAGGCGGGCCGATGGCAGGGAACCGTTGGGAGGCGTGGTCGCCGCAGGATCGGGAGTGCGATGACTGCGAGGTTGATGCACCAAGCCACTGGATGCCGCTCCCCGAGCCGCCAACGGACGACAAGTAGCCACAGAACGGCTGCATTGAGCAGCCCGAGAAAGGACTTTCACATGACACAGGACGATGCCGGGTCTGCTCCAATGCTTGGTTCTCAGGCACGCCTGACGAAAGAGGAGTTGGATTGCGTGCGGGCGGCGATACGACTTCTGGAGCACTCAACAAACAGCGCCGCCTGCCGCGCCCGAGAAGGGCTTCTGTCGATTTATCGCCGCTTTGCTGAAGACGGACATGAAGTGGCTTAGTCTGATAGTCGATTGGTTCACGGCACTTGGTGAAGCGTTGATGGAGGAGGGTCTGCATGGATCGCGTTCTGGAGCATGGAACATGAGCAAATATGATAGCCCGAAGCCTGCCGCATGGCTGGCATTTGCCACCGATGGCAGCGAATCATCGGCGGTCTACATGACGCAAGAGAAAGCCCAAGCAGCCGCTAATGACTGGGGCTGGAGCATCGTTCCGCTCTACCGCAAGCCGCAGCCAACGCTCACCGACGAAGAGCGTGCAGCGGTGGAGACTGCTGCCCTGGAGGCCGAGGCGCACCAGCACGCCGATCGGGCCGCCACCCTGCGCGGCCTGCTGGAGCGGCTCGCTTGACACGCCTGCAACCCTGATCGCATCGCACCAACGGATTGGTGCTGTCCTCAGGAGAAAGTCTCATGCGTTTTTTGATTCTTGCCCTGCTGTTGTCCGGTGTTGCTGCTGCCGATACGAGCGTCTGCGTCACCGGCCGCTGCGGTGTCGTTCGCCAGCCGCGAGTCGTGGTGAACAACGTCAGCGTCGTCTCGGCCCAGGAGCACGCCGACCACCTCGCCACGACGAACACGTTCGTCCATTGCGGGCGGCGTGGTAGCGGCTACGAAGGCCTCGGGTTCTCGACGGCCTCGCCCGATGCCGCGTGCCGAGGAGCGTGCTTCTGGGGCCAGCGTCGCGTTCGCGAGATCGGTACGGCGTGGTGCCCGGCCCGTCGCGGCTGGGTCGCCGTGATTCGCTACGAGTGACCTTCCACGAGCCCACCGGCTGGCGGTGCCGCCCAAGCCCGCCAGCCGGTGGTGTTCGCACGAGGAGCCTGACATGCCGACCTGGGACGACGTGCTCGCGCTGCAGGGATTTTCGTCTGCGGCGAACCGCCTGATCCTCAACCGTGCCGTGGCGGCGATCCCTCGCGCCCGGATTCTGGAGGTCGGCTCCTACATGGGCTCGACCGCCGTGGCGATGTGCCACGGCAACGACGTGCAGTCGATCCACATGGTGGACAACCACAGCGAGTTCGGCCGCACCGACGCCGCGCTCGCGGGAACCTGCCTGCGGTTCCTCCTGCCCTCGACCATTCACGACCTCGATTTCTTTCGCGACATCACCGCCGACACCTTCGGCGGCGAGAAGTTCAACGTGTACCTCTACGACGGGCCGCACGACGAGGAGCAGCACGCGGCAGAACTTGCGGTGGCGTGGCCGCACCTCGACCGGTCGTTCCTCTACATCGTGGACGACTACTCGTGGGACAAGGTTCGGCGTGGCTGCGATGCCGGGATCGAGGCGCACGCCGGGAAGATGCGGATCGACTCGCAGAACATCTACCCGAGCGCGAGGCTCAACGACAGCGACGGCTACTGGAACGGCCTGCTCGTGGCATGGTGCACCAAGATCGAATGAACATCACGATCAGCGGCTACAACCGACCGGAGTACCTTGCGCAGACCTGCCACGCGGTGTCGCGGTGCATCGGCGTGGCGAGTTGCCGCGTCGTCGTGCTGCTCGATCCGTGTGCCGAGACCGAGCAGTGCGTCGAAATCGCGGAGTCCCACGGCTGGGAGTCGCACGTCTTCGTCGCCCACGCAGGCTGCAACGACGCGATCTATACGGCCCTGCGGTATGGATTCGAGGTCATGCAGTCGGAGTTCCATTTGCACTTTGAGGACGACACGGTGCCGACCCGCGATGCCTTGCTCTGGTTCTCGTGGGCCAGGGACAAGTACCGCCACCATCAGAACGTGTTCACGGTGAGCGGCTACCAGCAGCAGAGCAACGGCAGGCTTCACGAGTGCGGGCGGCGGCGGTGGTTCACGCCGTGGGGCTGGGGAACGTGGATCAACCGCTGGGCCGAGATGCGGGAGCGGTGGACCAGCAAGGACGGTGCCTCTTGGGATATCGTGGTCAACGACGTGCTGCGTGGCACGCGATGGGAGGCGTTCCCGACCGTGAGCCGCATCCAGAACATCGGAGCCGAGAAGGGCACGCACGTCTCCGGGCCAGAGTGGCACGCGAAGTACCACCATGTGCCGGTCACGGCGGATGATCTGGACGAAGAACTAGTGCTCGACTTCACCGAGGTGGAGCCGCGATTATGATCCTCATGGTCGAGCATTACGTGCCGAGCGATCCCAAGCGGCTTGGCGAAATCAATGCCACGTTTGAGGCCAACATGGCCCTCGGCGTGTTCGCGGAAATCATGCCGCTGAGCAACGGCGACGAACGGCTGCAGTACGCCCACGCGTTCCGGCTCGCAGCGGAGAAGCACCCCGGTCAGGTATGCGTCCTGGCCAACGCCGACATCCAGTTCGACTACACCGCTCGTCTGATTCCAGGCGTCGTGCGGCCGAAGCGGCTCGTGACACTGACGCGATGGGAGTCGAACGCCTCGCCACGCATGATCGGGCAGTACCGCAACGAGCGGTTCTATTCCGGGTCGCAGGACGTGTGGGCCTGGGTCGGCGGCGAACTTGTCGGCGTTGGTGACGGCATCCCGCTGGGTTACATCGGCTGCGATCAGGCGATCTGCGGCGCGGCGATGAACGCGGGCTACGAGGTCGTCAACCCTGCCCTCTCGATCAAGACGATGCACAACCACGAAGGCGGCGAGCGTGGACCGGATGAACTCAGCGTGGTCGGAACGTACGCGTACCCGGAACTGACGACGATGGCCGTGACCGGCAGGCTCGTGCATCACGAGTGGCCGCTTACCAAAGGAGAACAAGATGGAGCCTGACATATCCCAGGAATGGGTACCCGTTGCTTCGTACGACACCAGGGAGGACAAGTCGTGCGGCGGGGCTAGCGGCGAGTACGCCGCATTGCTCCGAGCGATCAAAAACGATGACATCGACTACATGTCGAAAGGAAGGCCGAAGAGGTTTTACGTCAGACGAGAGCAAGCGGAGAGATTTTTGACGGCCAACTATTCCGGACGGGCGGCTGCTCGCCTTGAAGTTGCTGGTGATTCTTTGGCGATGGACCTGCTGAACGAGATCAAGGCGATGTGCCAGTTGCTGCTCGACGACCGGTCTACTTGACACGCCCGCCATCCTGCGGGCATGGCAACCGTCACACTAGACGACATCGAGCGGCATCATCCCGACGTGCTCCTGCCGCCCGACGCGGAGTTCGCGGAGGACTACGCGGCGGCGGTGCAGCACGGCCGCGAGATCGCCCGCGACAAGACCGTGGCGATGGTGGCCATCTGCCGCAACGCGATGCCTTGGCTGCCCCGCACGCTCGCGCTCGTGGAGGAGACGGGGGCGATGTTCCGCGAGGCGTCGTGCTTCGTCTACGAGAACGACTCGGCCGACGACACGAAGGCGGTCCTCGCCGCCTGGAGCGACGGGCAGCAGCGGCACGTCAGCCTCAACATCAACGGCAGGCCGCACCTCAACTACACCACGGCTCCGGTGCGGACCCACGCCCTGGCCCAGTACCGGGCGGCGTGCCAGCAGTTCGTCCGCAACAGCGACCCGGTGGACTACGTGATTGTGTTCGACACGGACCCGTGGGGCGGCTGGAGCGTGGACGGCGTGGCGAACAGCGTGGCACAGATGCAGCACGACGACTCGCTCTACGCCCTGGCCTCGTACTCGTGGAGCGAGTGGGAGCAGCCGAACACGCCGCCGATGGCGTTCCATTACGACGCCTTCGCCGCGAGGCTCAATGGTTGGCAGCGGCGGGATCAAAACTGGTTTCATCTTTGGCATCCGGCGGTCGGCAGCCCGCCGGTCGAGTTCCGGTCCGCGTTCGGTCAGTTGGCGATCTACGACGGCGGCTCGTACCTGAGCGGCTCGTACGACGGCAGCGACTGCGAGCACGTCACGTTCCATCGCAGCATCGCGGAGAAAGCCCTGCACGATCCCGGCGACTACTACGGCGGCCCTGGTCGCACCCGCATGGCGTTGAACCCGTCGATGCGGTGCGTCTCCTTCTGGATTCCTGATTCCTGATGGCGGGTGACACGTCACGCATCGAGCTGGCGACCCTTCGTGTGCAGTGGTCAAGCCACTCGTCATACGCGGCCATCTGCTCGTACTGGACGATCACGAAGGATCAACTCGTCCGGTTGCGGAACGTCCTGCCGCTGCCGCTCCGCAACGATCGCAGACTGCGATACCGCCCTCCTCGCTCCGAGCGGCCTACGCCCGAGGAGATCGCCGCCAGCGAAGCCAGCCTCGACCTCGCCCCGATGGTCGCGGCGCGAGCGACGTGCGTGACGTGTCAGTGGACCGACGAGGTGCGTGCCCATCGGCAAGTGCAGAAGCCGACCGCGTTCGTGATGGAGCCGGTCCCGCTGACCGAGGACTTGCAGGAGATCATCGACAGCCTGCCGCGAGAGACGCTGTGGTGAACCCCGTCGAGGGCAAGATCGTGATCGAGTGCAGTCGGAAGTACGTCAGCGTCTTCCGGTGCGACGGCACCGGCGCGGTTCTCGATTACGACCACTTCGCGTACGGCACCCGGCTGGGGCGATCCGAGGCGACGAGCGAGACGGTTGACCTGTACGCGAGGCTCTACGACCACCTCAACGACCGGATCAACGGGTCTGCAAGGGGCGGCAGTCCAGATGCGAAAAACGAGTAGATTCCCAGGAGTGCCGTGATGCTGTCGATATTGCTCGTGGCCGCCGCCGTGGCGTTGTTTTACGGCGGCGACCTGTCCAAGTTCCGGCCCGCCATCGAATGGCTCAAGCGGCTTGAGCCGAAGAAACTGATCGCCATCGGCCTCGTGCTGGCGGCGGTGCTGCTGATGCCGCGAGGCGGCAGGCAGGACGAGCCAACACCGGAGCCTGATGCCGGGCCGCTCGTGCTTCGCGGCACGTTCCTCGGCCCCTCGGCCTCGGAGGACGCCAGCCTCGTCGGTGCCCTGTGCACCGAACTGGCCGACGAGATCGAGTTCGACGGCTCGCAGCCCGAGGCCGAGCGGTATCTCAAGAGCGGCGTGGCCGTGGACGAACTCCGCAAGGCGGCTCGGGTTCTGCGCTGCCGGGGCATCTCGATCGGCGACCGCCAGCCGCAAGCCCGCGACCTGATCGCGGAGTACCTCGACAAGAACGTAGGCACCGACGGCGGGCCGCTGACGGCCGAATCGCGAGCGGCATGGGTCACGGCCTACCGCGACATCGGGAGGGCCGCAAGTGACGCAGCGAAGTGAGACGAACTGGAACTGGTCGGCGATTTCGTTCGTGATCTTCGCCGCCGTCCTCGGCACCGTGGTGAGCCGGTACGTGTCGCGGCTGGCCGATCGCGTCGAGACGAACTTCGGCTATCTGCCTGACCCCGCCGGGACCAAAGAGTTTTTGCGTGAACTCGACCAGCCGTTGTTTCGGCAGGCGGGCGCCGAGGTGATCGCCGGGGCGAAGGGCGTCGATGCCTACCTCTATCGGTTTGCCGACCGCTGCCATCGGCAGAAATACGGCAGGCCGTTCGGGCCATGGAATCAAGGCCCGCATGGGTCGTGCGTGTCGTTTGGCTGGGCAATGGGTTCGTATGTTGGGCAATGCGTCGATCATGTCACGGGCGGGCTGGCCGAGTGTCCGCTGGTGGTGGCGACCGAGCCGGTCTACGGCGGCTCGCGGACGGCCGGCAGGATGCCCCCGATCTCCAATGCCGGATGGTCGGACGGCTCCTACGGCGGTGCTGCGGCCCGCTGGGTTTCCGGCCGGTGCAAGGATCCGACGGTCGGCGGGATCCTCTATCGCGAGAAGTACGGCGACGTCGATCTGACTGCCTACTCCATCGACCGCTCCAAGAACTGGGGGGCGTATGGCGTGCCGCCCGCGTTGGCCCGCGAGGCTCACCAGCACACCGCGAGGGCGGTGGCTCTCTGTGAGGATTGGGCCTCGATTACGTCGGCCCTGGAGTCGGGCATGTGCGTGCCCGTGTGCTCCAACATCGGGTTTGCCAGCGGCGACCGGGATGCGGATGGGTTCTGTCGACGAAACTCCACCTGGAATCACTGCTTGGTGGCGATTTCAGTGAAGTATGCCGCGAACAATGGCCCTGGATCGGCCCACCCGATGCGGAATCCCCGCGACGGCATCCTCCTGATGAACTCGTGGGGCTCGTATGTCGGCGGTGGCAAGCACCCTGCCGATCAGCCGGACGGCTCATTCTGGATCACGCGGCAGGACGCCGAGGCGATCCTGGCTCAAGGCGATTCATTCGTCATCGGCAGCGTGGACGGCTTCCGTTACCGCGACCTCGACCACGCCGAGTGGCTGCAGCCCGCACCGACCGAGGCCGTCTCCCACTCTCCTGTCATCACCCACGCTATCGCTCTGTGAGTCGTGCCATGTCTAAGCGTTCGCTCGTGCTCGCCTGCATCGCCTGCCTCGTGGCGGGCTACCTCGTCTCGACGGTGCCGGGGTTTGACCCCGTGAATCCGTTCCATCCGAAGCCGCAGCGTCCGGTGCTCAAGTTCCTGGCCCGCCTTGCGAAGATCGGCCTCTGGGTCACGGTGTTCGCCGAGCCGCAGCCGCTGCCACCCGAGCAGCAGTACGCCGCCCGTCACGGTGACGAGCGGACGATGGTATGTCACTCGGAGGGGTGGTGATGTTCTCGATCATTGCGTGGCTGGTGTTTGGATTCATCGCTGGCAGCGTGGCCGAGTGGCTGTGGCCCCCGGTCAAGCCGCACTCGCGACTCCAGACGATCGGCATCGGAGTCACCGGCTCGGTGTGCGGAGGCTTGGCTGGCTCAATCATTACGGGCAGCCACTACGCCCCAGCCGGTCTTGTTCTGAGCGTCGCCGGGGCGATGCTCTGCATGTTCGTCTGGCGGAAGCTCGAAGAGGTGAAGCCATGATGGTGCTGTTCTGGCGATGGGTCGTGTCACTCTTGGTGTGGCTTTCTGCTGACACCGACCGACTTGCCACCGAACCCGCTCGCGCTGCCGCTGCGGTTGCTGCTGCACGGGCAGCCGTGGTGGGTGAGAGCCGTGCTCGTGACGGCGTGGAAAGCGTGGCAGCGATCAGGACGCCCGCGTTCGACGCCCATGCCGCCAAGTGCAAGCAGTGCGCCAACCGCAACCCCGCCGGGCCTGGAGTCTGCGACGACGGACGCAAGGCCTACGCCATCGACGTGAAGGCGGCAAAACGATGAGCATGTCGCCACGACTGTTGCGGCCACGGCAGACGCTGCACCCAGAGGCGGCGTCGTGGGCATCCCGTGTCGTTACCAACGGCGGCAGCGTCACCGGGACAACGCTTTCTGCCGTGGATAAGTTCTGTAAGAGCATTGCATCAGCGGGTATCCGCGACCGATTCTATCGACTCAACCTGTTCTGCGGCACCGGCCTCAACGCCGCGCTTGTTCCGCTTTTCACAGGCCCGTCGCTGAGCGGCGCGCAGTACGGCAACACCACCGACACCAACGTGGGGCCGTTCGTCACTGCGGACTACGTGGAGAACAATGGTCTAGACGGCGACGGTGTTTTGAAGTTTCTCAACACAGGGCTGTCCCCTGACAACATGGGCGTGCCATCGACGGTGCATCTGGCGGTATTCAAGGGAGCCGGAACGTGGACGACGACTCGCGAGTTTATCGGCACGCGAGATGCCGACGACCTTTATCAGATGCAGATGCGGTATCCAGCATCCACCACGCCAAGCGTTAGCGTTTTGCTTGGCGGTGTTTCCGCCATCATCAACGAGGCCGCCATATCGACAAGTGCCTCGTTTTTGCTGGCAACCAGAACGTCTACATCAGGACTGTTTCTTTTTCAGAACGGCACAAAAATCGCAACCGGCTCAACAAACGCCACCACGCCTGGCGCGTGTTCGCACCCGTACATGGTTTTCACGCGGAATGCGACGGGGACGGCTGCTGGCAGTCCATGGGAGCACGCGATTCGCGGCTACTCCATCGGCCTTGGCCTCAGTGACCAGCAGGCTATTGCCTACAACACCGCTATGCAGGCGTTCCAGACTGCTCTGGGAAGGAGCGTCTAATGCTCCTTTCCGACCTCACACTGCCGATGCCTCACGCCGACTGCCGCGATCTCGCGCTCGTCTACCACTACGAAGTCGCCGTGACGCTCTACGGAGTGCAAGAAGAGCATGGCGATCCGCGACACGTTCCGGCCGGAAGGCAACTCACCGACGGCCGCTGGATGCTGTGCGGCGACGTACTCAGCGAGGTCGGCGAGGGCGGGATTCTTGCGGGCGCGTTCGCCTACATCACGCCCGAGATGATGGCGCAGGTGGAGGTGATGCCGATGAGCGAGGTGCTGCCGCTACTGCAAGACCCCGCCGGTCCGCAGGTAGGGTAGACGATAGAGGCCACGTTGCGGGCTTGACCCGTGCCACCACGAGGAGATGAGCCATGTCCGAAATCAAGATGCGTCGCCGGTCGCGGCAGGTTCCGATCACGCTGACCACGAGCACGGCGTCGGCGACCACGCTGTACCTTGAAGACTTCGCGGGCGGCGTGGTTGAAATCGGCACGATTGCCACCGCCGCGACTACGCTCCAGATGTGGGGATCGTCGAGCGACGGCGGGACGTTCCGCAGGCTCTACAACCCTGACGGCTCGGTGGCTGACATCACGCTGGCCCCCTCCACCTCGGTCGGCACGATGTACGCCCTGCCCGACGCGGTGTTCGGCGTGCCATACCTCGAAGTGCTGGTGGGCAACACCGCAGGCACCGGGGTCGCGGCGACCATCACGCTCAAGAGTTGAGATGCCACAGCGAGTCGAGATGTTCCGGCTGCCTCGCGGCACCACCAAGATCAGGCGGCGTGAGCAGCGGCCTAACGCGGCGGCTCGCGGCTACTGCGACAACCGGCACAAGGCATGGCGACTCGCGGTGCTGGTCCGCGATGGCTACACCTGCCGAGCCTGCGGCCGGGTCTGCGGGGCGAAGCGAGAGGCCCACGCTGATCACATCATCCCGGTCGCGCAGCGGCCCGACCTGCGGTACGAGGTCGACAACGGGCAGTGCCTGTGCCACTCCTGCCACAGCCGGAAGACGCTCGTGCACGGATGAACGTCGAACTTTTGACACCCCTGGCAGACTCAGGGAGCCTTATACATAGGGCCACCCCCCTAGGGGGGGCGAACAAAAACGAGGCCAACGAGCAAAACCAATATTGGTTACAGCAGGGGTGTGGCCGGGGGTTTTCGGCCCCCCCCCTTCCCGACCTCGTAAAACGCGATTTACGGCCCCTAATCCCCTGACCCTATGGAACCCCGCCCATGAAGATTCGTGACCGGATACGCGAACTGCGACGCGTCCCTGCGAGTGATTTGTTGCCGAACCCGAAGAACTGGCGGACGCACCCGAAGGCCCAGCAGGACGCCTTGCGGGGCGTCTTGGCCGAGGTCGGCATGGCCGACGCCTGCCTTGCCCGCGAACTGCCCGACGGCTCCCTCATGCTGATCGACGGCCACCTCCGAGCCGAGACAGTCGCCGATGCCAAGGTGCCTGTGCTGATCCTCGACGTGACCGAGGCAGAGGCCGACAAGTTGCTCGCCACGCTTGACCCGCTCGCGGCGATGGCCGAGAGCGACGCGGCTGTGTTCGAAGAACTGCTTCACACTGTCAACACGGACAGTGAAGCACTTCAACAACTGATCACCTTTACTGCAAACGCTGCTGGCATATACGAATCGTTGAACCCGGAGGATGAAGCGACTGACGAGGAAGAAGAACAAGAAGAGCCGCTAAACACGGACCCCCCGCCGAGCGGTGTCCGCATGGTGCAGTTGTTTTTGGACGAGTCCAACATCGACGAGTTCCATGCAGCGTGCGACTTGCTCGGCGAGGCCTACGGGACAGCGAACGTCACCGACACGGTTCTGGAGGCAGTGAAGCGTGCAAGTGCATCACTGTAAGGCGAAGTTTGACGCCGACCACCTCGCCGGAACCAAACTCGACGAGTCGCACTACGACGTGCTGCTCGGCGGCGATGAGCCGTGCGAAGTGTTTAAGCCGGACGGCTCGCCGCTCGTGAAGTACCGGCCTCGATGGTTCAGTGACGCGTTGTGCAAGTCAGTCATTCCGGCGTGCCGAAAAGCCGCGACAAAAACAAACAACCGCGGAATGGCAGCGGGGGATTTGACGAAGGTCGAACTTGGAACGCATCGCCCAATCGCAGCCCACTCAAAGACGCACTTCCGCACCATCAAAGAAGATGGAACGATCAGCAACACTACTCGCGGTGGCGCGGTGGAAAGCGGCATTGTCGGATACTTCGACCGCTCCGCGAGGTTCCCATTTTGCAGGCAGACGTCATTCCTCATTTCTCAGGCAGCGGCATGGCAGCGGTTTCTCCCATACATCGAGCGAGCCGACGAGGGCTTCCGCGAGTTCATGCCTGATCGTTGGGCCGTGCAACGTGAATACGCCAGTCGCACGGCATCGGATTGGGTCATTCCGCAAAGCACGTTCACGACCGTCACGGTTAACAAGAACTTCCAGACGGCCACGCACAAGGACGCTGGTGACCTGCACGCCGGGTTTGGCGTCATGTCTTGCCTGCGGAACGACAAGTACGACGGAGCGTATCTGGTGTTCCCTGCGTACCGAGTTGCCGTGAACTTTGCTCACGGTTGCCTATGCCTCGCGGACGTCCATGAGTGGCATAGCAACACCGGTTTTACGCGGATGCGCCTCGGCTATGAGCGAATCACGCTCGTCTTCTACTACCGCGAGAAGATGATTCACTGCCGGTCAGCAAAAGACGAAATCGACTGGGCAAAGAACCGCAAGAGAGGAGAGCCGCTCGTTGGCGGCAACCAATGAAAGTTTTCGTTTTCACCTACGACCGATATGACTCAATCAGTACGCCGTTGATGCTAAAGGAAAGCGGAGTGGATCACACAGTGCTGTGCCACACGGAAGAAGCAAAGAAGCGGTTCATCGAGTGCGGACGCGTTGATAAAAACAACATCGTCGCAACCGGCATGCCAAAAGGCCTCGCAAACAACAGAAATGCCGCGCTCGAGATGATGGACGATGGCGAATGGGCTGTCTTCTTCGTGGACGATCTCAAAAAGGTAACGGAACTCCAAGACTACGATGCGAGGTCAGACACGAGGCTTGGAATCTCAATCGACAACCAATCGCAGTTTCGGGGGTTGTTCAAGAAGCAGTTGAGCCTCAGTTCTTTCATGAGGCGAGCCAACGAGGTGGTGGCTGCGTGCGGCGCTGTTGGGGCTAAGCTCGGCGGTTTTTGCGGAATCGAAAACCCGGTGTTTCGTGACGCAAAGTGGAGATTCAACGTACTCGCTGACGGGCGTGCTTGGGTTGTCCAGAAGTCATCCATGCGATTCGACACAAAAGCCCAAATGATCGACGATCTTTGCTGGACGGCAAAGAACATCGAAAGATTCGGGTGTGTTGTTGTCAACCAATGGGTGCTTCCAGACTGTAAGAGATACACCGCAGGAGCATACGGAAGCATCGAGCAGAGAACACCACAAAAACTTGTCGAAGCAGAGCACCTTGTGAAGACCTATCCGCGTTTGATTCGATACGCGAAGAAGGCAGGATGGCCTGATGGAAGTCACGTGGTTTTACGGCGTACGATGAACAGCAAACAGATCCAGCAATGCGAGCGTGCAGTGATCGCTGCGACTCGAAAGTTCGCCCCTCCTCCACCTTGGAACTAAGACCAAATGGGCAAACGCGGCCCCGCCCCCGAACCGTCGATCCTCAAATACATTCGCGGCAACCCGTCGAAGGACGCTCTGCCGTCGAACGAGCCTACGCCAGAACTGCTCGACAACCTCGATCCGCCCGAGTCGATTGCCGACGACCCGGTGGCGGTCAAGAAGTGGAACGACACCGTGCCGATGCTGCGGCGGATGCGGGTGTTCACCGAGGCCGACATCGACGCATGGGCGATCTATTGCCACGCATGGTCTAAGTGGCTGGAGGCGAAGTCGAAGTGCAAGCAGTTCGGCCGCGACAACGTGATGATGGAGACAGACCCGAATCGCACCGACGGGAAGTTGCGGATCAAGTGGACGCAGCCGCACTCGTGGGCCGTCGATGAGCGGTCGCTCCGCAGCGACATCCGCCGGATGCAGCAAGACTTCGGCTTGAACCCGAGCAGCCGGTCGCAGGTATCGACGAATGGAAACGCAGATACAGACCCGGTTGCCGCCTACGCTGCGAAGCGACGCCGCTCGTCAGGGGCTTGACTACTACTTCGACCCCGAGGCCGCGAAGCACGCCATCGAGTTTTTCGAGGGCTGGCTGCGGCACAGCAAGGGCAAGCACGCAGGCCAGCCGTTCACGCTGCTTGAGTGGCAGGCCGTGATGATCGGCGAGTTGTTCGGCTGGAAGCGGCTCGCCGACGATACCCGCCGCTACCGCGTGGCCTACATCTCGACGGCGAAGAAGCAGGGCAAGTCCACCCTGCTCGCGGGCATCGGGCTCTACCTGCTCGTCATGGACGGCGAGAACGGTGCCGAGGTCTACGGCGCGGCTGCAGATCGTGAGCAAGCCTCGGTGGTCTACCGCGAGGCCGCGAGCATGGTGCGGGCGTCGCCGCAACTCTCACAGGTGCTTGAGGTCATCGACTCCCGCCGCACGATCGCCTACCGCAAGGAGGCGTCGTTCTACCGCGTCCTTTCCGCCGACGCGTTCCGCGCGGAAGGCTTGAACATTCACGGCCTGCTGTTCGATGAGTTGCACGCCCAGAAAGATCGCCGTCTCTGGGACGCCCTCCGCTACGGCGGTGCAGCACGGGAGCAGCCGCTCCTCGTGTCGATCACGACGGCGGGCTACGACCGCAAGGGCATCTGCTACGAGCAGTACCAGTACGCCAAGGCGGTCGCGGCGAACTGGAAGCACGACCCGTCGTTCTTTTCCTGCATCTACGAGATGGAGGAGGACGCCGATTGGAAAGACCCCGACGTTTGGCCGCAGGCGAACCCGTCGTGGGGCGTGACGATCAAGGAGGACGTTTTCGCAGCGGACGCGAAGGAAGCCGAGCAGTCGCCGACGAAGTTGAACTCGTTTCTCCGATACCGGCTCAATACGTGGACGACCTCCGATGTTCGCTGGCTGTCGCCGGAAACGTGGCAGCAAGGCTCCCTGCCGCTCCGCGACTTCGGCGACCGGCCCGTCTACGCGGGCCTCGACCTCGCGACCACCTACGACCTCACGGCCCTCGTGCTGATCTGCCCCGACACCGAGGACGGCAGCATCGACGTTCTGCCGTTCTTCTGGATTCCCGAGGCGAACGCCGTGGAGCGGACGAACCGCGACAAGGTGGACTATCTCGGCTGGATTCGCGACGGGTTCATCAAGGTCACGGACGGGAACGTGACCGACTACACCGTCCTCCACCGCGACATCACCGAAATCTGCTCCCAGTACGGCGTTCGGCAGTTGGCCGTCGATCTCAAGTTCAACGGGCAGATGATCGCCAATATGCTGCAAGGGGACGGGGTGGAGGTGCGAGGATACCCGCAGGGCGGCCGCGCCATGAGCGCGCCTGCCAAGTCGCTGGAGAACTTGATCACCAACTCCAAGGTTCGGCACAACGGCCACCCGGTGCTGTCGTGGTGCGCCGGAAACGTCGCCGTCCAAGAGGATCGGTACGGGAACATTTTCCCAAGCAAGGCCAAGTCCACGGAACGAATCGACGGCATCGTTGCCTTGTGTCAGGCCATCGGATGCTGGATGGGCAACGAGCAGAAGCCGCCGGACACACCAGAAATCTTCTTCATATGATCGCTGACAACCGCATCCTCTGGCTCCCCGGCGAGGAGCGCATGGACTCGTGGGACGAGGACTCCCCGAGCCGCAGCAGTGCAGGCGTCAGGATCAACGCCGACAACGCTCACACCGTGTCTGCGGTTTTCTCATGCGTCCGCATCCGTGCGGAGACGGTCGCCAGCCTGCCGCTGCATGTGTACGAGCGAACGCCGCGAGGCGGCAAGCGGATCGCCCGCGAACTGCCTCTCTACCGCCAACTGCACACACAGCCGAACGGCTGGCAAACTTCGTTTGAGTGGCGAGAGCAGTTGGTTATGCACCTCGACCTGTGGGGCGACGCGTTCTCCGAACTCAAGGCTGGGAAGATCGAGCCGCTGCACCCCAGCCGCATGAAGAACGAGCGGGTCGAGAACGGCAGCCTGCGGTACAAGTACCGCGAGGCCAGCGGCCAAGAGCGGCCTATCGCACAGGATTTGATCCTTCACATTCGCGGCCCGTCCGACGACGGCGTGAACGGCATCAAGATCGTTGAGGAGTGCAAGGCGGCTATCGCGCTTGCGCGGGCGTGCGAACTCCACGGCGAGCGGTTTTTCGCAGCCGGGGCACGCCCCGGCTTCGTGTTGTCCACCGACGGGCAACTCAACGCCGAGGCCCGCGAGATGCTCCGCTCGCAGTGGAACCGGCGGCACGGCGGCGTCGGCAACTCGCACGAGACGGCGGTGCTGACCGGCGGCCTCAAGCCGTACGATATTCCGCAGAGCAGCAACAGTGATGCTCAGTTTTTGGAACTTCGGCAGTACCAGTTGCGCGAGATCGCCAGACTTTTCCGGTGCCCCGGCTACCTGCTCGGCCTAGAGCCAAGCACGCCGCAGGCCGAGATCGAGTTTGTGACGCACACCATCGTCCCGCTGCTGCGCCGCATCGAGACGGCGATGATGCGTGACCTGCTCGGAGACGACGATCGCTACCTCATCGAGTTCGACGTGCGTGGCCTGCTGCGTGGCGACTCCGCGAGCCGTGCCGCGTACAACCGGGCGATGTGGGACATCGGCGTCGTTTCGACGAACGATATCAGAGCCAGCGAGAACCTCGATCCAGTCGAGGGCGGCGACGAACGCTATCGGCCGCTCAACATGGGGACGCTTGGTGCGCCGCCTTCTGTCGACGATGTGCTGGCCCAGCAGCAGCCCGACAGCGGCATCGACGGGCAGGCCGTCGAGGGCGGTGTGGCGGCGGCGGCGGAAGGCGAGCCTGCGGCACCGGCACAGCCCGAGGAGCCGCAGGTCGCGGACATCTCGCTCAACGGAGCGCAGATCACCGGCCTCATCGCGATCATCCAGTCGGTGGTCGATGGGCTCGTGAGCAAGGACGGGGCTGCGGCGATGGTCGCTGCGGCGTTTCCGAGCATAAACACCGCACAGATTGCGGCGATTCTCGCCGGGGTCGCAGACCGCCCCGCCGCTGCCACGCCCGCCACGCCGCCACCGGCTCCCGTGGGCCGCGCGCTGCCCGAGGCACGGGCCATGACCATCAGCATCGACTTCGACCGCACGTTCGCCGCCGATCCGCAGTTGTGGGGCGAGTTCGCCCGCAAGTCGGTCGCCGACGGCAACACGGTCGTGATGATCTCGCGTCGTCCCGAGGAAGATCGAGAGAAGGTGATCTCATCTCTTGGCGAATACGCCGAGTCGTTCTCGCAGGTGCTGCTCGTCGGCGGCGACACGCTCAAGGCCGAAGCCGCCGAGGCGGCTGGCATCGACGTTGATGTGTGGGTGGACGACTCGCCGCAGACGATCAAGGAGCCAAGCGGCGATGGCGAAGTATGACCACATCGACTTCACGCCTCCGGCTGGCGTGAGGAAGGAGGCACAGAAGGGGCTGGATTGGCGGAAGGAGTTCGGGCGCGGTGGCACGGCGGTCGGCATCGCCCGCGCCCGCGACCTCTCCAACGGAACGACGATCAGCCCGCAAACCGCACGCCGCATGAAGGCGTACTTCGACCGTCACGAGGTGGACAAGAAGGGCGAAGGGTGGAGTCCCGGCGAGCCGGGGTTCCCGAGCAACGGGCGAATCGCGTGGGCCTTGTGGGGCTCCGACGCGGGGTGGGCATGGAGTCGAAAACTGGTCGAGCAGATGAACGCCGCAGACGAGGAGAACCGCAGCATGATCGAACGACGCAGCCTCTACGAAGAAGAATCCGGCACCCTTCCCTTGCTCCGCATCGAGTCGCGGTCGCAGGACGGAGCCGCCGACACGCGATGGATCGTCGGCTACGCCGCCAAGTTCGGCGTCAACTCGTTGGAACTCGACGGCGAGTTCATCGAGCGAATCCACCCAGATGCCTTCGGCATCGTCGCGGAGCGGCGCGGCCGCAAGAAACCACTGGAGACGCGGGCGCTGTGGAACCACGACGCCAACTTCCCGCTCGCCCGCTATCCCGGCACGCTTTCAATGTCGGTCGACGACGTTGGCCTGCGGTACGAGTTCCCGGTGCCTGACACCACCTACGGCCGCGACCTCGCCTCTAACATCAGCGCGGGCATCGTGCGTGGCTCGTCGTTCTCGTTCCAGATTGCCCCCGGCGGCGACGAGTGGAGCATCGAAGATGGCCGCTCGATCCGCACCGTGAAGCGGGTCGCGTCTTTGATCGACGTTGGCCCCGTGACCTTTCCGGCCTATCCCGATGCCGACGCCAAGGTGGCGAAGCGATCCTACGACGCGTTCCGCCAGCAGCAGAACCGGCAGTCGGCAGCGGCGATGTACGTGCGAATGAAGTCCAAAGAAATCCGCGAGTGGATGGAGCGGCATGGCAAATAGCGGCGAAGCCTGCCCGAAGTGCCGCGTGGGCAAACTTCTCGTCGCGTCGTCGCAGCGATCCGGCGACTACCAGACGCGGTACTTGCGGTGCGCGAAGTGCGGCTGCACGGACAAGCAAATCATCTTGGCGACCAAGGTACGCCGCGTGAGTTCTTTACTGCCTCGCTGATGAGTATCTGCATGGGTGGGGCGGGTGGCTCGTAGTTTCAACCGTAGGCGACGCGTCCGCGTTGCCACGAATCGAACTAGGAGATCGCCACCGTGGACAAGATCAAGGCACTGCTCGACGAACTGGCCGCCGTTGTCGCCGAGATGGAGACGATGACCGAGGGTGCGCCAGAAGACGCCGCCCCGATGGACGAGGAGCAGGAGGCGTCCCTGCGGTCGCTTGAGCAGCGAGCCGACAAGCTCCGCGAGCGGATCGAGTTCCTGCAGCGGGTGCAGGCGAAGGAAGTCGAACTGCGTGCCGTGCTGGAGCGTTCCGCTCCCGCCAAGGTGATCGACACCCCCGAGGTCAAGGAGCCGGAAGTGGAAAAGCGTCACTACGCCGTGCCGAAGTCGCACGGTCCCCTCAAGGCGTTCTCCGGTCCCGATGCGTCGGAGCGGGCCTACCGCGCTGGCATGCACATCAAGGGCTACGTGTTCGGCGATGCCGAGGCCCGGCGGTGGTGCAAGGATCACGGCGTTGAGAGCCGTGCCCAGGCCGGTGGCATCAACTCGCTCGGCGGCGTGCTGACCAGCCCTGAGTTGTCGTCCGAGATCATCCGGCTCGTGGAGGAGTTCGGCGTGTTCCCGCAGCAGGCCAAGCGGGTCAACATGAGCAGCGACACCCTTGTCTACGCCCGCCGCACCGGTGGCCTCACGGCCCGCCCGGTCGGCGAGAACGTCGAGGTGGCCGCGAGCGACGTCACCTTCGACAACGTGGAACTCACCGCGAAGATTTGGGGCGTGGCGAACCGCACCCCGAACTCGCTGCTCGAAGACTCCGTGATCGACCTCGCCGATGCCATGGCTGTCGAGACGGCCCAGGCGTTCAGCGAAGCCTTCGACAACGCGGGCTTCATCGGTGACGGCACCCTGGCTTACCACGGCGTGACGGGCGTGGCGACGAAGATTCTCCAGTCGGCCTACTCGGCGAGCGTCGTGACTGCCACGAGCAACACGACCTTCAGCGACCTGACGATGAAGAACTTCACCGACCTGCTCGCGAAGTTGCCGATGTACGCTCGCAACCGGAACGCCCGGTGGTACATCTCCCCGGCTGGCTGGGGTTCGGCGATGCTGCGACTGGCGATGCTCCCCGGCGGCTCGTCCGGCGCGGGCGGCAACTCCAGCGACAACGTGGCGAGCGGTTTCGGCGAGACGTTCCTCGGCTACCCGGTGACGCTGGTGCAGCCGCTGGAGAGCAACCTGACCGGCACGACCGGCAAGGTGGCCGCCCTGTTCGGCGACCTGTCGCAAGCCGCGATCTTCGGCGAGCGTCGGGCCATCTCGATCAAGACCGCTTCCGAGCGGTACATCGAGTTCGACCAGACCCTCACCTTCGCGACCACTCGCAACGCGATGGTCGTCAATGACCTCGGGTCGACCACCAAGGCCGGTCCCATCGTGGCCCTCAAGTTCGGCTGATCCTGACCCTCTCCCTCGGAGTACCTGATTCATGAACTTCGTCGCTTCCACCAAGAGCGTCAGCAAGGCCGAAACGTCGGTTGCCCTGAACGCGACCCACTCGCTGGAGATCGACACGCTCGGTTTCGAGTTTGCGTCGATCGACGTTCTGTTCTCCCCGTTCACGTCGGCATCCGGTCCCACGACCGCCGCCAACGTGCTGCGGGTGGCGCAGTCGGACACGAGCGGCAGCGGGCAGGCGAACATCAGCGGGTTCGTCGGCGGCACCGACTTCACGGTCGGAGGCGGCTCGACCGCCACCTCGTCTGTCGGTTACGCCCATCGCTTCGACATCGACCTCCGGGGCAAGCGGCGTTACCTCACGGTATACGCCACCCCGGCCTCGACCTGCGGCGTCATCACCTCCTGCCGTCTCGCCAAGGGCGAAGCCGGTCCCGTGTCGGCCTCCGACAAGGGCGTGAACACGCAGGCCGTCGGCTAAGGCTTGACACGGCCAGCACAGTAGACGGCGGGGAGGCGCGAGCCTCCCCGCCGTTCTCATTTCCAGAAAGTGGAAAACTCATGCTGGTTCAAGTCGGTGATTCGTCGGTCGAGGTCCGGTGCGAGGCGATCTTGAGCGGCCCACGGTTCGGCCCGCTCATCAACGTGTTCGGCTTCATCGAGGCGATGATGCCGCTGCACATCCGTCCCACGCTCGGGCAAGGGGCGTTCTGGTCCCAGGTGCTCACCCGGATGCTGGAGAAGTTCGAGCCGACCACGGAATACATCATCACGCTGGACATGGACTCCTTCGTGTCGAAGGAGAACATCGAACACCTGTTCGCCATGGCGATGACGTTCCAGTGCGACGCCTTGGCCCCGCTCCAGACCAAGCGGGAGGACGGCAGGCCGATGCTCACGCTGCTCGATATGCTCGACAACCCGCCCGAGAACGGCGTCACGCAGGTGCCGCGAGAGTGGTTCAGCGAGCCTGTCCAGCAGGTTGACACCGCTCACTTCGGCTGCACGATCATTTCGACGCGTGCCCTGCGGCGCATGGCGAAGCCATGGTTTCACGAGCAGCCAGACCCCACCGGCTCCTGGGGGGACGGCAGGACCGACTCGGACATCTCATTCTGGAGGCAGTTCAAGGCGTGCGGCAACCGGCTCTACATCACGCCCCGCGTCTGCATCGGCCACGGCGAATACGTCATCACGTGGCCCAGCAAGGAACTCGGCAAGCCGGTGTTCCAGTATTGCAACGACTGGCAGGAGACGCGACGGCCACCGGAATCTGCATGGAAGGTGGGGTGAAACGTGAAGATACGGATGGCACGGCAGCACGGCGCGTACAAGCCGGGCGAGGTGGTGGACCTTCCCGAGCGGCAGGCGCAGAGCCTGATCGCCTGGGAGTACGCCACCGAGGTTCGTGACAAGCAGCAGACGCTGATCGAAACGGCCAGCGTGGAGCCAGCCTCCGAGCGAGCCGACATAACGCCCAGGAGACGCCGCCCGTGAGACGCTACCGCAGCCTCAAGCGACTGACCGCCCCGGCTGCGGAACCGATCACGCTGGCCGAGGCAAAGGCCCACTGCCGCGTCGATACGTCGGCCGACGATGCCCTGATCGCTGGCTACATCACCACGGCACGGGAATGGGTCGAGGACTACATCGACCGGTCGCTCGTGGCCCAGCGGCTTGTGATGACGCTCGACTCGTTCCCCGACGAGATCGAACTTCCCCGTCCCCCGATGATCGCCAGCGGCACGGCCACCGCCGTGACCGTCACTTACGTCACGGGCGAAGCCGGTGGAACCGCTACGCTCTCCACGGCGTCTTACCGGGTTGACCGTGACTCGACACCCGGCGTAGTTCGCACCACCTACGCTGGGTCGTGGCCGAGCCACTTGATCGACAGGAACTCCGTGTCGGTTACGTGGTGGGCTGGCTACGGTGCAGCAGCCGACGTCCCGCAGCGGGCGAAGTCGGCCATGCTGATGTGCGTGCACGAACTCTACGAAAAGCGCGGTGACGGCCAGATGCCAGACGCGGCGAAGCGGCTCCTCGACACCATCTCGTGGGGATCGTATACGTGAGCATCGACGGCCGCATCAATATCGACGTGCTGTTCCACGACACGAGCGGCCAGCGATTCAAGGTCGTGGCTTTCAACGAAGGCGACGAGTACGCGACGGGAAAAGTTGCCATCGTGACGAGGACGGCGAGCGGCGTGACTTCTTACGTCCCGCTGACGCCCACGGAGTATCGTGACGCCAGCGGTAGCCTTGTTTCGTTCCAAAACGTCGTTCGAGTTGTGATCAAGTCGAACCTGGGCAACATCGTCTATTCTGACGCCTACAACTCGGTGGAAGTTCCATCGGGGGCCGTCGTTGTATTGCCCCTGAACGTCAATCCGCCGACTGATTCGCTGGGCGTCTACTCCAGCGGCGGCACCGCTTCCTACACCATGGTTCTCTACGGCACATGAGCCTCGACGGCCGCATCACAATCGACGCGATCTTTCACGACACCGCCGGGACGGCGGCGGTGAACGTCGTGTCGCTGTCGGACTCGACCGAGTACACCGCTGGCAAGGTGGCGGTGATTACGGGAACGTGCGGCACGTCGGCGGTGCTGATTGAGCCGTCAGCGTATGAATACCGTGGAGCGGACGGCCAAATCACAATGCCAAGCAGCGTTCCGATGCGGGTCGGTTTTGCGGCATCCAACTGGTGCAGGCTGACCAATCCAGAAGACGGCGGCATATCGGTCTTGAGCAGCGGCAGCCGGGTATCGACGACCGAATACTTTTCGTTCGCAAACGAGTTGTATGTCAACGTCATTGACCTTGGCGTCACTGGTCAAACCTCATCCTACACTATCCTGCTGTACGGCGTGGGCTAAATGGACGCTGGCAAACTCCGAGAGCGTGTGACGGTGCAGCAGGCGTCCGAGAATCGGAACCGCCTGGGTGAGTCCATTCTGTCGTGGGCGACGTTCGCCGAGGTATGGGCGAGCATCCAAGGCGTCTCGGCTCGCGAGTACCTACTGGCCGGTCAGCAGCAGATCGACATCAGCCATCGCGTGACGATGCGGTATCTGCCAGGACTGACGCAGAAGATGCGGCTGTCGTGGCGTGGTCGAACGCTTGAGATCGTGTCGGTGCTGGAGCGGGACAACCGCAGCATCCACGAGATCATCTGCCAGGAGACCGTCTAATGGCTGTCTCGGGCGTCAGGGTCACGATGCGGGTCGAAGGGGCCGCTGAACTGATCGACGGCATCGGCAGGGTGTTCCAGCCCAAGCCAGCCTCCAACATCATCGCCGCCGCCGTCCGCAAGGCAATCCGGCCGACCGTGGCGCGGCTGCGGCAGATCACGCCGGTCGGTCCGACCGGGAACCTCAAGCGAGCTGTCGCCAGCAAGGTGGTCCAGTACGCGAAGGACGGCACGGCGGTCGGAATCGTAGGCTACACGCGGGCCGGGAGGCAGACGTTCGGAAGCGCGGCTGGCGGCTCGGTCAAGGCGGGCAAGGATCGTGCTTTTCATCAATGGTGGCTGGAGCGTGGAACCGACGAGCGAAAGATCACGAAAGGCAAAGCCCGAACCTACCAGCGGCGCAGCCCAACGGTGCCGTTCGTCCGAAACCGCAGAACCCCCGCAGGCGTCGTTACTGAGACGGTCAACGGCAAGGGCGTGCTGCACACGGTGCAGGAGCAGAAGGAAACCTACATCGCGTCGTCGTTCAACCGCCTCGGGCCGTTCAAGATCGCGAGGCAGGTCGGCAGCGACGGCCGAGTCGAAACCGACCCGGCGTACCCGCGAGCGTTCTTCCGCAAGTCGTCTTCGCCGATCGTGATCCCGGCCATGCCTGCGGGCGGCACTTCCGGCCAGCCGCCCGTCGAGACGGCGTGGCTGCAGACGCAGGGCGAGGTAGCGGCGATCCTCCAGAGGGAACTCTCGCTGTCACTGGCCGAGGCGTGGGCGTCGCTCCGCTACCGCGAATCAGGGACCGTCAGCGGCACGGACACGCTCTGACGCTGCAAGGGGGTGCCCTCGCAGTGGCATAGTGTGGTATGCCGCTCAAGAGCCCCGAGCAAGCCCTGGCGACCGTCCTGCTGACCGACCCAGCCGTGGCGGCGATCGTCGGCCAGCGAATCTACCCGGTGGTCGCACCGGCGGCGGCGGACGTGCCGTTCGTGACGTGGCGGCGGTCGGCGGTGCAACGCCAGCACACCCTGTCAGGCCCGTTGGGGATGCCCACGGTCGTGCTGTCCATCGACCTTTACGCCGTGTCCTACGAGGCAGTAAGAGACCTCGCCGACAAGGTGCGGCGTGCTCTGGATGGATACGGGGGCACACCGTCAGACTCGACTCTAGTGGATCACGTCAGCCTCGAAAACGAGGCCGACGGATTCATCCAGCTTGCGGGAGGCGATATGCCGCCCGTCTATAGCGTGTCGCAGACGTTCTCGATCATCTGGAAGGAGCAATAATGTCGATCACCACGCCTCATGCCGGAACGGGAACGTCGCTACGACTCGGTGCTGACCTCTACACCGTGACGAACATTGTCATTTCGTACGCCGACCCGACTGCCGACCAGGAGAAGATCGACGTTTCGCATCTCGGCCTGACGGTTGGTGCCAGTATTGCTACCCTCGATCGACCGCTTAAAGGAAGCACCACCGATACTGGCCGCACGGTGCAGTTTGATTACCTCGGGCGAACTTTGATTGCCGACGCCTCGACCGGCACCTGCACGATCACGGTCAGCGGATCGCCCCTGCTCTCCGCCGTTGCCTACACCGTCAACGCCTCGACGCTGACGCTGTCCACAAACGACGTGATCAAGGGGCAGGCCACGCTCCGCATCGACCGCGTGTAATCGCATAGACGGAGGACCGTCATGGCGATCGCGTGCACCGGCGTAACCGCCATGTGGGCTGGCATCACGCTTGGTGAGGTCAGCAAGATCGACATCACGCGCGGCGGCGAGTTGCCGCAGGCGCGAAATAGCCGGTTCACAGTTGACGCCGGGACTATAGAGATATCGTCCTTCTCGACGGTGCAACTGACAGAGCCGCAGTACGGCGTCAAAGCCACGCTTGAGTTCAAAGGCGGCGGCTTGACGCAGACGACCAAGGCCATCTGCCAGACGCTCAAGGCGAGCGGGACCGTCAACGACGTGACGCGATACGTCGGAACCTTTCGCATCGTCATGGAGTAGCACAATGGTACTGACGGCAGCAGAGCTCGCAGCACAGATTCTGGCGGCGGACGACCTCGGCATCCTCAAGGTGACGGTCAAGGAGTGGCCCGGCAGCGACGGCAAGCCGATGGCCCTCGGCATCCGCGTGATGACGGTCGGCGAGCGCGACGCCTACGAGCGGGAGTGGATCGGCAAGCGGGAAACCGGCATCGACAACTTCCGCACGAAGTTCTTGGCCCGCTGCCTGTGCCACCCGGAGAGCGGCGAGCGGCTGTTCACCGACGAGCAGATCGAGAAGCTCGCCAGCAAGTCGGCCAAGGTCGTCTCGACGCTGTTTGAGAAGGCGATGAGACACAACGCGATGAGTGAGGCGGACGTGGAGGAACTTGCAAAAAACTGAACATCCGCCCAGCGAGACGGTTCGTATTTCGCTTGGCGGGGCATCTCGGAATGACGGTCGGTGAGATCGAGCGGCGAATGACGACGCGAGAACTTGCGGAGTGGATGGCGTACACGCGGCACTTCCAGGCAATCCCCGACTCATGGGCCGAGACCGGCTTGCTGACCTCCGCGATCATGGCTCCCTACTGCCAGAAAGGACAGGCACCCAAGGCAAGCGACTTTAATCCGATCGAGGCTCCACCGCAGCACGTCATGCAGGCGCGTGAAGTTCTCCTCGACTTGAAGAAGCAACTCGGGTTCGACTGATGGCGACCAACCTTGGACTCGTGCTGAAGATTTTTGCCGACGCCGGTGGCGTCGTGCAGAAACTCACGCCGGTCCAGAGGGCGATCCAGCAACTCGATAAAGAAGCGGCGAGCGTCACGGCTGTCTTCGACAAGTTCGGATCGAGCAGTGCTGCGGCGGCTGCGCAGCAGGAAAAGTTCGGCGTCCGCCTCCAGGCGTTGAACGAGAGCCTACGGGCTGGATTGACGAATCCGGAAGAGTACGCGAGATCGTTTGAATCGCTACGGATGGCTGCGACCGAGGCTGCCAGTGATCTTGAAAAAGCAAGCAAGATCATCGAGGCCAACCTGACCAGCGAGCAGAAGGCTCAGCGAGACTTCGCTGACTCAACTGCGGAACTTGATCGGCTTCGACAGCAAGGGATGCTGACTGACGAACAATACGCAGCAGCCCTGGAACGCATTGCTGGTCAGTACGCGAAGGCAACGCTTGCGGCCGATCAGTACGCGAGCGTCTTCCAAGAGGGCGCGAGAATCACCGAGGCGAATCGCACCCAGGAAGAACGGCGTTCGGAAGAGTTGTCGCGGCTGAATGAGCTTCTGCTTGCCGGTGCGATCAGTCAGGAGACGTTTAACCGTGCTGCCGCTGAGGCGAGCGGAGCCAATAAGGCAGCGGCTGAGGCTGAGGCGGCAGCTGCAAAGGCCAGAGCTGACTTGGTAGCAGAGGCAGCGAGGGTCACAGATTCGGTCGTAACTGAGCAAGAAAAGCGACAGGCTTCTACAGATCGCCTCGATACGTTGCTGCGTGACGGCCTGATCACTGAAGAAACATATGCACGCGCTGTGTATGCAGGCAGCGAGGCTCAAGCAGCCGCAGCCGCTGCGGAGCGAGAGCGGCTAGACGTATTCGCTCGCGGCAAAGCGTTATCAGAGCAGTTTGCTACCGCTGAAGAACGAAGGGCCAAGCAACTTGAAGAAGTGGACAGGTTGCTCAAGGCAAATGCTATCTCTGAGGAGACGGCGGCAAGGGCTCGCGCAGAGTTTAGCGGGCTGAATGCGGCGCGCATTGAGGCTGAGAAGGAGCTTGCCGCTGCTACAGAAGAAGCAGCCAACAGGATCGCCAAAGCAGAGAGCATCCGTTCGCAGGCCATTGCTTCTGCATCGCGGATTATTGAAGCGAATCTGACGCCGCAAGAACGATACGATCAGCAGATGCAGGAGCTCAATGCGCACCTACAGGAAGGGCGACTAAGCCAAGAGCAGTTCAATCGTGCAGCCGCAAAGGCTGAGCAAGACTTGAATGGTGTTGCAAAGGAAGCAACCAAAACAGATCAAAAAATCGAGAAGCTGAACAATAACGTCAGCCTGCTTGCAAAGATTGAAATCGGTCGGCTTGTCATTGATGGTTTGCAAGCGCTCGGATCTGTGTTTTCTCAAGTTAGCTCGCAGATCACTTCGCTCGTGTCGAGCGTCAACGGATCTATCGACACGCTTGGTGATTTCTCTGCTCGCACCGGCATTGGCGTCGAGCAGCTGCAAAGCTACTCGCTGGCAGCCAAGCTGGCTGGCGTAGATACCGAGCAGTTCGGATCTGCCGTGCAGTCTTTGGCCGTCAACATCGGCAAGTCTGCCCCTGGCGATGCGTTCGACAAGTCGCTCAAGGGCATCAACCTATCAGTGCAGGAGTTGCGGGCTCTCTCGCCGGAGCAGCAGTTTTC